GCCTCTCGTTCGTTCTTTGCTAGGAACAATTTTAGTCCGAGTTGCTTGTACAATGTGTACAGTTTTGTTCCATCTACCTGCGAGCGCCCGCGCGTGGCCGGGTCGATTACGCCGTACATCCACTCGCCCCTGGACTTGATGGCGTACGCATGATGGAACGGTTCCTGCTCTCCGCGATAGTGCTCATCGTAGAAGTAAAGGGTGTCCGAGTTAGGATCTAGCGCAGCCCACACAGCGGCCGTCCTGTTCCAGCCCACGTCCAGCGCGTACATGCGCGGCCAGTTTGCTGGGATAGCGAACGGCTCCACAACGATAGACTCCACTGGAGTAGCAAACACGTTACCAGCGCCCATTGTAGGAATGCCCTTAGAGCGTGCGTCGCGTAGATGCTCCGGTGTATCGGACAGCAGTCGCCGCTTAACATCTTCGGTCAACCACGGCGCATCATCCCAGCCAGCCTGCACGACTGCCTTGGACTTGTAGGAAGCTACCGTCTCGTCGCCGTCATCTTCGACAGTCAGGCCAGCGATGGGCTTGGCTCCTAGCAGGAAGTCTGCGTTCTTGCAGAAGTTGATCACCATCCTGGTGAGTCCTTCCAGTGGGGTGAATGTCGCCAGCATGATGCCGCCAGTAGTAGCTGTACGGATGTTACATTCGTTCCAGATTTCGATTGGGCATTCCTCGTCGCACCAAACGACGTGACGCGCCGTACCCATGAACGCCTGGATATCCTGCTTGTAGTTCTTGAAGCCGCAGCTAGACCACCCACCCGTTACGTGCTTGATCTTGATTGTGTCGATGGCGCCTGGCGTGCCTTGCAGCGAGGTAGACTTGCCGAGAGTGTGGGCCGGTAGCATGCCAGTACCTTCTTCGCCGACAGGTCCAAGTAGTTCCTTTTGGATGGTGTCACGCACCGTACGCGCGTCAGGGCCTACCGCCCACGCGTCGATTGGAGCGTCAAACCTGCGACCGTTCCACCAGGTAGGGTAGTTACCCGTCAGGTGGCACGCTAGCTCGTACGCTCCGGCAATCGACTTACCCACACGGTTAGCCGCAAGAAACATGCGCTCGTCGTACTCAGCACCTGCATCAAAGAACGCCTTGTGCTTTGGCATGTTATGGATAGAGCATTCGCCTACAGCGGGGAACCATTTGTCCATTCCAGCGGACTTGTCACTTTGCTCGATATAGCGGGCAAGCTTGATCGCACGAGCCAGCTCTCGCTTGGTAATCGTGTTACTATCTTCTTGCTGCACGCCCAGGTCTACTGCCTGCACCTTCGGCACAGACGCAAACATGTCGGCGCTAATCTCACTTGGCTTTATCAAGTCCTGCTTCCTCAATTGCGATCTGCGGCAAAATTGTGGGATCCTTTGCCTGGATCTTAGTCATCAGCTTAGCAAGCTCCTGACGAGCATTAGCCGCTTCACCGACCTCTTCGTTACGGTTGGTCGTATCAACTCGATCAGCCCAACCAATGCGATTCTTAAGCACAAACTGCAGCAGCGTGCTGTTGATTTCCTTGCTGAAGATAGCCTCTCTAGCAACGCGATTGAAGTACGCCTCAGCCTTTGTGCGGCACAAATCGATGAACTCAGCAAATACCGGGAGGGTGTTGTAAGAGTTTTCAAACTGCGTCTTGGTCATGCCTAGCAGCTTGGCGGCTTCCGGATCGGAGCCGCCTAGCTCGTAAAGATCTTCGACTCGCTTCCAATCTTCCTCAGCTATCTTGCGAGTCATTCAGATATCCCCCGTTACCGTCGGGCGGAAGGAATCGCGCAACATCATCCTGGCGAATCACAACTGCTAGCGGAACGATATCAAGCGAATCTCCCGACTCAGCTCGACCAACGATACCGACAAGCACCAGCTCCTCATTTCCAGTCACGCTGTCTTTGCACACCGCGATACCGACGCGGTTATCCACCACACCCTTGAAGAATGTATTCAGGATGTAGATAGGGGCCGGATTACCCTTCTCATTTGTAAAGATGTATGGGGTGTGACCGGCGTTAATCATATCAGGGGCGATGCCGCCCAGCAGCTCATCAATGCTAAAGTCTTCTTGTGTTTGGTTCTCTGCCATGTGTTTCTCCTTAGATTACTTTGAATGCGGGCTGGATGATGCCCTTCTCTAGACGCTCGACTAGCTCTGCCGAACGGTGACCAACTTGCTTGTACCACAGGGTACCGCGTAGGTTCTTACCTGCCGCTGCAAACTCTCGTCGGTTAAGTAGGTCTAGAGTTTGCTTAAACTTGCCAAAGCGTTGGATACCGAGGTTGAACGCCATGTTAGCGACCACTGTCTGCGCATAAGTGGGGAACGAGCGCCACTCAGGCAGGATAGTGTGCAGATCCTTGACGTGATCTAGCAGTTCATCCTTTAGTCTGTGCATCGAGGCTTCCAGCTTAATCGTAGAATCCGGGGTCACGCGATGCGTGAAGCCGTGCCCAAATGTCCACGGACGCCCCTGGTCCAGATCCTTCTCTGTCAGTCCAAGCTCTGCCGCAATAATACGAGCAGGGCGCTTGCCCCATCCATACTTGCGTGCAGGATACTTCTTGGCTAGCTGCGATAGCGGATCTGGGTACGCAAATTCCCCAAACCCCTCGTGTCGCGCTAGGTCAGCTGTAGTCTGCTTGACCCAAGGAGGCGTGGCTAGTAGTTTTGTCGTGTCAATAGTACTCATGTGTTTTCCTTATAGATTACTTTCTACGTAGATTTTGGCTAGTGCCAGTTCTTTTGCAGTAAGTCCGCTTACGGCCTGCGCCTGAGCGTGCGCGTAAAGAAATGTAGTATTACCTGGAAGTGTGGTACTAAGCGTAGTGTTACTAGCTAGCACAGCGCCAGTTACTGCGTTGACTAGCTGACAAGTTACTTCAGACGAGTTAGGGCTAGCATACATATAGAAGTCAAAGATGTCGTTAGCGGCAATGGTTACACCTGTGCTTGTCTTTGTGGAACCTGTACCGCTCCTTTCGACAAACTGCCAAACAGAGTCAGCCGAGTCTTTGCAGATTCCTACAGTGTGGTTGACAGTCGACATATCAGCTGTGATAGCAGCGTTGAGTGCGGACAGTCCCACAAACACACGCATGTCCGACAAGTAGGTCTGGATGCCAAATCTTGCGTGGAAGAAGAATCCTCCAAGATTGGCAGCATTGCCTCTCCACGCCACTGTATTAGTTGACTGGATACCAGACGAGCCTGTAGCGGTAGTTCCGGTTCCAAAGATAGCTCGCTTCATGCTTGTCATTGCATTAGTAGAAGCTCTAGTTGGGTGTGACTGCGCAGCAGAGGTGCCTGCGTTTCTGGCAGTCCAGGCATCACCAAAGTTAATGCCTACTGTGGTACCAGTACCAGGAAGCCACATAATCACAGTCTTGTTGAACATCGATGGCTGCATGTACGTGACAAGGCTCGCAGAATCAATCTGCGACATAAGCGCTCTGTTGGCTGGGTTGACTGTGTAATGACGCAAACTACCTAGCGCTGGCGCAGACGGGGCTGTCGTGGATGTCTGTGTGTAGTATGCAGACAACGACAGGTTACCGGACCCGTCCACTGTCACGTTAGCTAGACCACCAAACGCTCCGGCGTTGTTGTACTGAACCTGACCGCTAGATCCGCCCGGGCTTCCGCCTCCGCCGCCTGTAAGATCCGTGTCGTTAACCCACGCGGAGCCATTCCACTTCAGTACTTGCCCCACAGACGGGGCCGTGACCGTGACGTCAGCTAGTGCGTTGACGCTTGCCGCCGCGATTCTATTGTCAGCCGCCGTGTTGAAATCACTGATCGTACTGGCAAGCTGGGTTCCTGTGTGCGTAGCTCTATCTCTTAGCGAGGCGTCCGAAGAGTTAGCCGTGGCACCGTCAGCCACGTTGATGAGTGTACGGACTTGTGCAGCTGTCAGGTCAACGGGATCAGCCGATCCTCCCGTGTTGTTGCCCTTGATGGAGTTAGCGGCCATGTTGGCAAGCTTGGCGTTTGTGATGGCGTCGTTGTCCACCGTCCACGTAGCGCCAGAGCCGCTTACTGTAATGTCTCCCTTGTCTCCATCGGACACACCACCTCCACCAGTGGCGTCGGTGTCATTGATCCAGTTGGTGCCGTTGAACTTCAATACTTGCCCGTTAGTTGCTGCTGTGATGACAACATCAGATAGGGCGTTGATACTGGCTGCTCCGATACGCGCGTCTGCTGCTGTATTGAAGTCAGAGATTGTAGATGCTGTCTGCGTTCCCGTGTGGTTAGCGCGGTTGCGGTCTGCGGCGTGGAAGTGAAGGGTAGTGTCAACGCCGTCATCCAGTGCATTCAAGTTAGCCACTGTCATCGTGACGTCTGTGATGTTGGCTAGCGTGTGGGTGTGGGACGCAGCAGCAAACGCCGACGACGCCTGGGTCGCGGCAGTACCAAGACCAAGCGTGGTTCTTCCGGCGGCGGCATCGACGTCGTCAACCAAGCTGCGCCCGAATCCTGTAAAGGTGGTTAGTGCCGCGGTACCTGAACCTGTAAAGTAAGGAAGGCTATCTGCTGCCGACACTAGGCCTGCAATAGCAGTCAGTTCAGTGTCCGCCGCTTGGAAGGCGCTGGAGGCTTGAGTAGCGGCAGAGCCTAGTCCCAGTGTTGTTCTGGCGGCTGCAGCGTCAACATCATCTAGCAGAGATAGTCCAAATGCTGTGGCCTGGGAGTCATCAAGTTTGTTGTCCAGGGCTGTCTGTAGCCCGGTGACGTCCGCAATGACGTGAGAGTGGCCGAGCTGGCTATACCGAGCATCACCCCTAGCTTGGTTGTAATATTGAGGATGGTCGTCGTCAGCCAGCCCGGTCAGAGCACCGTGGTCAGTCACTCCTCCGCTAGATGCCGCAAGTTCTTGTAGCGCTGACTCGACATCTGTTCCAGTAAAGTAACCTCCCACATCAGTGATGCCGACCATAGATGCTCCAGTCGGCCCCTGAATATCAGAGATAAAACTGTACAGAGGAGCAAAGTCCGTCTGCACATCATTATAAACCAGGTTAGCCATCTGATCAGCTAGAGACACAAGTACCCGTTGCTGCTCGCCCATGAAGTATGGGGTGAGTGTTAGTGTTAGTGTCTTAGCTTGATCGCTATTGATGTACTGAAAGATCATTAGATAGTAGGTCCTGTTACGATTGTACCGCCTGTGATTGTTGGTAGGATTCCGTTTCCGGTAAGGTCTGCGACTGCAACTCCGCCGGAGCCGTTGCTAGTAAACTCCCACCAGAAAGCAGCGCCTGCTGGATTGGAGTTGTAGCGGTCGCTTTCAAGGGCGGACGCTGTCCTGTAGCCTGTGTAACCACGCACCCACTGGTAACGTACGCCGTTAGGAGGTGTGGCACCAGCCACTGCGCCGCCGTTAACGTTGACACCCGTGACGCTTGTCAGCGAGGCCTCAAGGCCCTTTGACCTTGTCTGCACAACCAGAGGATCGCCAGCATCTAGTCCTTGCATCGTGCCGCGTAGGACACCGGATGTACCTGTAACGCTGTCGCCAGAGACTGTCATTAGATACCACTTGCCTGTTGTTGGCTGCGTAGGCAGGGCACCGCCCGAGTTACCCGTCTGCGAGTCTCCGATAGACAGCGCGTACACCTCGAAGACCGAGTTGGATCCCAGGATAGCCTGACGGCCTGCAGGGAATAGCGCCTGTAGCAGGTAGTCGCTCGACGTTAGAGCGCCTTCCAGGTACACAAGCGCCTGCACTGTGAAGTTAGTGGCACCGATGTTACCGAACGTCATCGATCCCGCCGCACCTTGGTTGTTACCAAAGCGAACGGCCGGACGTGCTAGCTGCAGCGTCAGTGTTGCCGAGTTAGATGTAACCGATCCGGCGTTGTTGGTCACCACGCAGCGGAACAGATCCGCGTTGTCCGCCTCCACCAGTGTTGGTGTGGTGTAAGACGAAGATGTAGCGCCGCTGATATTAGCGAAGCCGCTACCAGAATCCTTCTGCCACTGGTATGTAGGAGCCGGCGTTCCTGTCGCTGTGACAGAAAACGTAGCCGTACTTCCAACAGAACTGTTCTGGTTTGTCGGCTGCACTGTGATCTGCGGAGCACCTGCCGCCACGATGACCAGGGCGTTGGTTCCGACAGACACGACGCCTGCCGCGTTAGTAGCCGTGACCAGACAGGACACCTGCGTGCCGATGTCGGCTTCTTGTGTCACGTACGTCTGGGAAGTAGCGCCAGCAATGTTGGCACCGTCGCGTCTCCACTGGTAGGTGTAGACAATAGACGTACCGGCCCACGTGCCGTTGGTCGTAGTTAGCGTGTTACCTTGGTAGACGGATCCGCTAATCGTTGGCGTAGTCTGGTTAATCGGACGCAGAGGCACGACGTCGATGAAATAGATCTTGCTGTAGGCATTCGTGAACCACCAACCGTACTTACGCGGCGGCACTACGCGGTAACGCGGGTAACCCGGGGTAGTGCGTGTCCAGTAGTTGAAGATCAGCTCAGCTGTGCCTAGCAGGTTGTTGATCACAGAGTCGTACGCCGAAGCGCTACGGCCAATCTCCAGCGAAGCCCACTTGCACTTCATCAACATGTTGGCGATATCGAACGCGTGCTCGCTGTCGTCGTACGGACCACCAGCTGCCGGATAACGGATATTCTGTCCGACCAGGTAAGCGGGGATCTGGCGACCGGCCACTAGCGCCCACTCGTTCGTTGTGTAGAATGCGTTTGCCAGAACGAAGTCTCCGTAGTTAGCCATCCAGGTGAGTGCTCTAACCTCGCCTGTTGTGCGGTACCATTGCAGCATGGCCTCGACCAGGAACGCCGACATCCACGGGGACGTGATCGGTGTACTGATCGCCGAGCCTTCATGTTGCGAGTGCGGGTGGAGAGGAGCGCCGGATGCTGTAGACATGGCGATGGTGCCATCCACGTACTGCGTAGCCGACGTCAGGGCAGCGGTGTCTCCGCTGATCCAGTAGTAGGCCAGACAGTTCATGATGGCAGCCGCTCGGTTACGTTCAGTCCATAGCGCCGCATTGTTTACGTACGTGACTGGGTGCTGTTGCAGGGACTGGAGGTAGAAGCCCTGGGCACGGCTACGGTATACCGGGTTGCCGGTCTCCTTCTCGTACCAGTAAGCCACTAGGCCGTAATGGTACTTGACGTCCGTCGGATCCACCGTACCTCTGTTCCAGCGAGATAGCCCGCCCGAAAGCTCGACTGTAGACATGTAGTTCTCAGCCAGCTCAAGGGCGTGGGCTAGATGGTCCGGGTCTCGCGTGCGTAGGTACAGACGATAGAACGTGGTCGCTCTATCGTAAAGCCAAGGCTCCTGGTCGTTAAGCGAGAAGTTGCCTTGGTTAGCTGTGTAGGTTGCGTCTGTAACGTTGACACCGTTACCGTATTCGTCGTAGCGCTTCATCGCAGTGAGGGCAAAGTTAACTGCGGCCTCATCTAGCGGATCGCCTGCGACGATAGGGGCAGGAGGGGAGAACATAGGCTCATCGACAAAGCCCACCTGGACGGTGACGTCGGCTGTGCCTTGGGCGGATCCATCCGTAACGGTGTACGAGAAAGTGAAGCTACCCTCGTAGTCCGTGGCTGGGTCCACCTCTAGACGCCCGTCAGCCTGCAGCGTAACGGTGGCGACTGTCTGAGCGCTTTGCACAATGTTGTACGGAGTCCCCACCACAGGATTATTAACCCCGGCAAGAGTGACGAAGCTCAGGCTATCGCCGTCAGCATCAGTGTCGTTAGCCAGCACATTGAGCATGACGGGCGTGTTGGGCTGGGTAATGGTCGAGTCGGAACGAACAAGCGGTGCGTCGTTGACCGAATTGACCGTAATGGTTACGGTAGTGAGCTTAAGCTCGGATCCGTTTGAAATAAGTACGCTGATCAGGGGCACCGTACCGTTGTAGTTAGCAGCGGGGGTGAAAGCTCCTTCGCCATCAGCGTATACCACGACTGTTCCAACAGCCGGGACGCTTACTTCGATGGCGGGACCGTGGTTACCAGCGATCCCGTTGACCGAGAATTGAACAACCTGCAGAGTACCCACCGAGGTAGACGCACCAGCAAACACATCGAACACGAGCGGCGTGTCTTCGTTTGTGCTGAGCACTTGCGCTGGGGCGATGATGGCCGATTGGGGACCAGAGCCAGAGTTTTCCAGCTGGTCGTAGACAGTGAAGGCATCCGTTAGTGCCTTACGTTCCATCCAACTAAAGGGGCCTGTTAGGGCCTGGGCCAGCGCTCGCTGGGTATCTGCAGAGATAGACATTACAGTCTGACTTGGAAACGGACGGCAGGGAATCCGGCAACCGCAACTAGATCATTAGTGGTAAAGCCGAAGTTCTGCGGAGGTGTTCCGAAGGTACCTGCTCGACGAACCGAGGTGTACTCACCAGTTCCGTCCGGCGTAGCGCCTAGCGACACCATGTCCACGTTCGTGTGAGCAGAGACTGTACCACCGCCGCTGTACTGGACACCAATCCAGTAGAGTTCGCCCTGCTGAAGGACAAGACCTGGGGTAGCCACGGTCTTTAGACCGGAAGTCGCGATGTCAATCGGATTGGAGCGGTAGATCAGGTTACCAGGGAACTCGTACGGACCAGTGTCGTCGTAGACCAGGAACTCGATGGTCTGTCCCGCCGAACCGACGAGGACGTTGAGCGCCATGTTCGGAATGGTCAGAGTCTTGCCTGGGGCGTACGGAGCCAGCTCGATGCGCCCTGCCGAACCCGACGTGGTCGAATACGAAGAGCGGGCTGCTCGGGCGATCGAGTACCAGCCGTCCTCGATGTATAGGCCCATGTTGTTGGTGCCGGCCTTGGATGTGGGGGCCTCGTAAAGAGCCTTTTCGATGGCGCTAAGAATTGCGGCTTGCTCGGCTGCGTCGAAATTGACGGCTAGCGTCTGCGAGATTTCGCGAGAGATGTGTGACATGTGTTTGGTTCTCCTGTGGTTAGGGGTGTTAAGCTTGTGTTAACGTCCGAGAGAGTATACCGGGGCTAACTGAATGGAACTTAAATACATAAATTACCTTGACCCCACCCGCTTTGTCCATACGTATAATACCTGTAGGGTTGACCGTTGCACGCGTGCCTGTAGCTTTGCCTACCACCGTCCGGCTCCCAGGGCTAGTCATCCAACACACGATACAAAACTGTGACTCCGGTATGGGAGAGGCATACACGACAGGCTGGCGATGTCGAATAGAACCAGAGGTGCCGCTGGAGGGCGGCGGACAAACAGCCCTCACCACACTCTTGTCGGGTCTATCGGCGGGGGAGTGTGGCAAGGCCCCTACCGTGGAGCGAGCCAAAGGGGCAACGTGGGCGTACCTAGAGCGTGGCTTGGGGGAGGATCTCCTCGATAGTCTAGGGTAAAGTCTGAGACCTTCGGTTAACGGACTGGCTGTTCCTTCTCCGCTTTGGTGGGGAGGGGATGGCTTTGTCTAGGGTGTCCTTGGTTAACATTAACTACAAGCCAAGAGCTAGAGATTAGAACGAGCTTTGCGAACGAAGTGAGTGAGCAAAGCGAGTCTATCCGTAGTTCTACTCAGCGAAGGGGGCAGGACGCCCCCGATAAGTGTAATACACCTTCGGCTGCTTCGTATCCCCTGGGTACTCCGGCCTTTGGCTGCTTGGGATGCAGCCTCACGCTGTTCCGATACCGAGCTTGTTGAGCATCCAGTCTGTTCCGTCGAAGATGGTCTCTTTCGTCTCGGAATCCTTGATGATCAGGTTGTAGAGAGCCACCGGCTTCCCGGTGTTGAGTCTCACAACGGTCGGGATCCTGTCCCCGATGAGTGGCTTGACGACCTCGTCCCACTCGGCCTGCGGTAACTCCACCTGGAACCCCCGCTTCTTCCACTCCCCGAGGTAGTACTCGTACCAGCTCCCGTCCTCCGCCAGCTTCTTGCGCCTGGGGCCTATGAGCATCTTGTACCTCCGGTTCATGTACTCCCGCTTGTACTCCCGGATCCTCTTCTTCTTTGCCTTCCAGTGCTTCTTGGGCCGTCCCGGCTTCTTCGGGGCCGTGGCCTTGGTCAGCTTTTGCTTGCCTCCGACGGAGGTCAGCTGCCGGACCAGGGATTCCATCTTCGCTTCCTCGGCTGTCACCTCCGGCTGCTTCGGAGCCTCGACAGGCCGCTTGTCCTTCATCCTTGCCATGACCTTCATCAGTAGGGCGATGTCCTCGACGCTGGCCTCGGATAGATCAATAGTATCGTTCATCGATTGTTCACCTCCATTAGTACTACTGCTAACGTACAGAGTACCATTTCGGGTACAGTTCGTAAATACCTCGTTCAGGAACTGTTAAGTATTCTCCCAGGAGCGCTCGAAAATTTTAGAAAAGTCGATCTACGCATGTCAAAGAAATGCTCTGAACTTCGTTTTCAAATTGCGCTCATTATGTCTCGGGACCCCCCACCCACCGGCCGGGCCGGGCACGGGGGCCGCAGGGATACCCCCCCGGGTGCAAATGAGAACCATTCGCCATTGAGAGTCATTCTCACTTCGATTTCGATTCGCGTTCGCATCGCCGGGGGCTGCACCGTACCGGGAAC